TTGCAATAATGCAAACAATTGTTGACCGTAAGGTGACACCGATAACCACCATTGCCATTGATTTTTCAAAGGCGGCGGGGTCAAAGCAATTTGAACTTTGTCAATTGTCGCGTTTTGCATCAAGCTTGGAACCTGTCCACTTGCCGCCAAACCTGAGATATACACTAAATGCGCAACCATCAAATTTATCGCCAACCGCCGACCCTCTTCAGTCAATTGCCCCGCTGTCGTAACGTTTGAAACGTAGTTGATCGCATTGTCCCAATACAGTTGCAGCGTGGCTTCGGGGTATAAGGTAGCATTCGTATAAGCCGCAAACGTTGGGTTTGCAACAAAATTTGCATAGTCAAACGTCAAGAGTACGGCCATTTAAAGCCCCTTATTTTTTAGTGTAAATCGGGTTGTCTTTTGTGGAGTTTTCACCCTCAACAAAATCAGCAGGGGTCAGCGGTGCGCTCCCGTCTTTTTGTGTCATGTCTTTTGCTTTCTTTTCTGGCGCGACTTCTTTTTTATCGTAGCTCATGAAACCACGTTCAACGTGATTCTTAAAGGATTCGTTAGCTAAAAGAAAATCCATCTCATCATCTGTAACGCTTGTTACAATACCGCGAGGCGTGTGCAAATTCTTGACTGTCGCTACACCATGGCCGCCTTTAATCTCAACTTTGCGGATTATTTTTGCTGGACCTTGGTTGTTCTCGGTCATTTTTGTATAAATGATTCCGTTGGTCGCTGTGCTGTATACATAGTGTGTCATTTTACGTCCTTGGTGATATTTGTAATCAGTATACCTCTTTAGTATAATGTTGCACAACAAAGTCTAGGCTGGCCAGCCGAAACTCGCAACTCGTGGCGATTGACTTTGTTTTAAACACACGAGAATACCACGAGGTATTTATGAAAGTTTGTTCTGGCTGTAATATCAATAAAGACTTAGCGCAATACAATAAAAATAAATCCGTCAAAAAAGATGGGTTAGATCGCTATTGCAGGGATTGCACAAAGCAAAAATTTGTCGACTGGCGAAACAAAAACGTAGAACAAGAAAACAATCGTAACAGAGTATGGTCTAATTTAAATCCTGATAAAGTTTATGATGCTAATAAAAAATGGGCGAAAAATAACCCAGAAAAACGAAAATTACAAAGAAAGCGTTATTATTTGAAAAACAAAGAAAAAGTCCGTATGGATTGCAAAAAGTACATTTCAGATAATTTTAATAAGGTTGCCGCAAGGCTCAGCCAATACAGGCTTAACCATATTGATGAATTAAAAACCTACTACAAGCAACATCTAATTGAAAATCGTTCTAAATACAATTCTCGAAACGCAAAAAGACGCGCCGCACAGAAAAGCGCGTCAGTTTCTTGGGCTTGCCCAATAAAAATACAATGGTTTTATGATGAAGCGCAAAGACTAACGGAAGAAACCGGCATTAGTCACGACGTTGATCACAAGATCCCATTAACACATCCAAAAATATGCGGATTTCATCACGAAGACAATTTGCAAGTTATTACTTCACTTGAAAATGGCATTAAAAGTAATAAATTCACACCAGAATGAATCTGGTGTGAATTTTAAACTCAATGATCAAATATTAAAGAATCTGGTCACTGCGAATGGCCGTTTGACCATAATTCCAGCAGTTGCATTCGAGAAAGCTTCCTCGTATGACTTAGCTAGATTTTGTACGCCGAGCATTTGAAACTTAGTTGGAACAATTTGGATCATGGTCGCACCGCCGTCAGTGCTAGAATCTTGCACTTTATCAGCGTACAGGTAAAACACATTATCACCGGCGTTTGCTGCGTTAAGCTGTGGAGCACTTACTACGCGGATGCGTGGGTATGCCATGGTCATCCAAGCTCGAACACTGATACCAAAGTCTGATGTAGTCGCAAGATAGTCAACTGAACCTGTCGCAACGGCTAGAGTCAAATCCATTGTTTCTGGGTCGATTGTATCCTGTGATTGTGATCGCAATGATTGAATCGCGGTTAAAATATCGCTTTGAATTTCAAGGAAAGTTTTAACTGCCCAAGTTCGACCAGCAACACCGGCGGCGACTTGAACGTAAGCACCAAGACCTGGATCGTTAAGGAAACCGTAGGTATTGTTATCACCGTTATTAAATCCTGAGAAACCGACATTGTTACGTTGAATATCCAACGCCAGTGCTGCGGCTTCGCGTTTCATGCCTGAATCGTCTACTTGTAAACGTGCAGAACGTGCGGATTCTAAAATACCGACTTTCATGCCCTCTTCAAAGCGTACAACTGTACGGAAGTTAAAGTTTGTGTTCCAAGAGGACAAAGGAACGTTGCTATAATCGCCGTAAGGAACTGATGTGCCTGTGCGTTCCAAAATACCTTGCACGACTTGCTCGTCTTCCCATTCGCCTGTTGTCATGATGCCGACTAAATCATCAATTTTACGGGCTGCTGTCATCACGAACACAAATCCAGGCAACCAATTTTGTAGGAACTGCACGGGCGTACCGATAGACCCTGTGGTGACGGTTGGTTGAACCGCATCCATTGCCATTGCGTCCATTGCTGACTTACCTGACATCATTTTTTTAACTGAATGGCGGTTAAGGTTGATACCGATACGTGACAGGCTTTCATATTCTGACACATTGAAATTAGATAAGGATCTGCAATCTTTCGCAGAAATATAACTTTTTACAGTAGTGGCTCTCATGTTAGATCCTTATGTTAAGCAGGTTGTGGAATAACGAAAGTTGGGTTAATAGTAATCACCGCCAAACCTGCGCCAGACACTGTGAAATAACTCACAATCGCATTGGCAAATTTAGTGCCAACGGCAAGCGGTGTGGGCGGTGTAATCGTGCTAATTGCGCCGGTAGTTGTGTTATAAACAACATAATCACCAATGGCAGCCGCGGCCGGAAGCGTTACAGTCAATACGCCCATGGTTATACATTCTACGATTGTCTGATCTGGAACAGTCAATGTAGGCGCAAGGGATGAGCCGTATAAAGCCACCACTTTAGGGTTAGCAAGGAAACCCGCAAACCCACCAGCACCGCCAGAACCTGCTTCACAGAATCCTTGGCTTGTAATCGTGCAGCATGTAGCCCCGATGATATTGTAAGCGGGCAATACTGAGTTAATTGTGTACGTTTGACCTTGATACGGTGAATCAGTGAACAATTCGCCGGGAACGCCGAAGCCCTGAGCCACGGAAACAGTAGATTGAAATCCCATGATTAAACCCCTTTCAAATATGAATCAATTGATGTGGATGCAATGCGGTTATCTTGCGCTACGATAACAGATTGTTGCTTAGCACCGAACAAATACCCTTCAACAACATGACGGGCAACATCATCAGCGCAACGTAAGCCAAGCTTTTTAGCCCCGTAAACTGCTACCTCATCCATTGTTTTTGTCGCATGATCGAACGTTCCAATATGTGACGATAAGCGTTTGGCCAATGAATCACGGGCTGATATTTGCGTCATAACGTGTTTTAGTGTTTTGGAATCCATTGCGCCTTTTTCTTCTTCCGCTTCGTCTTCTGCCTCTTCTTCTGATTCGTCTTCTGCTTTCTCGGCTTCTGATTCGTCTTTTGCCTCTTCTTCTGTTTCGTCTTCAGCTTTCTCGGCTTCTGATTCGTCTATGCCGTTATTGAGGTGTACGAAATCATCAGGGTTTGCGGTGTCTTCTGTTTTTTCTTTTGCTTCCAATTCCATCGCGTCCAGTGCATCAGATACTTTTTTGATTGCATCGTGCATTGTCTCGAATGTCATCTTTTCGCCTGTGAATAATTTTGGCATTTTTAAATCCTCAGAATCTAGGGTAAATGTGAAGGCATCCAAAACTGATACATCATGCCCGGAACGTCCTTCTTGCACCAGCGCGAGATGATTCCCGCGAATGTTAGTCTGTAAAAAATGATACTGCTTACCATCATACTCGCCATTTTGCGCTTCGTATACACAACGGTAACCAATGGACAACTCACGCTTGCCATTGTCAATCAAATTCATTAATTTACCCGAAAATATTTTAACATTAGCTGTTAAATAGGGCGCGTTGAATTCGACTGTTTCGCCGGTTGTGCCGTGTACGCCTTTATCGCTGGAATCTGTTAACTCGTCTGAAGCGTCACCTGATAACATGCAGTGCTCATCAGTAAATGGGATTAGCTTAAAAGATTCGATTGTTTCGGGATTGTTCAATTCTTGTTCTGAACGATAAACGCCATAAATCTGGTCAGGAGGTAAGTCAGCGGATATCTGCGCGCCTGAGTATTCAAAAATACCAACCTTGCTTATCGGACAGACTACTTCCATGAAGTCGTTTATATCGTAAATTCTGGCGGTCACGGCATCTTCTGCAATTGTCATTTGACATCCTTTAAGCACAAAATTGCATTGTATCAGGTAATATCAATTAACAGGTATTGTAGCAAGCTTACTCAACCAGACCCCTAACTTTTCCGGGTAGAGGGTCTGGTTGAAAATATCGAAGCGTTTGAAACATTGTAGCGTGACTATTGTACTATATCTCGTTAGCTAGTTGAAGCGATTTTTCGAGGTCTCTTGATTATGCTGTGGTCGCCGTGCCTTTTCCATCTCGTGTAATGCTTGCAGCATAAGCCTCTTGTTATCACTCCATCACATCTTGTCTTGCCGCAATCCTTGACCATGCACCTATGGTTGTATTCTTTAATTGGCATTCCATCAGGATTAGTTACAGTTCCTTTTCTTGACGCAATCAAAGGATCGCCATGAATTATAAATCGTTGGTAATGTTTTTTGCAATACCCTTTTGCTTCGTGCTGTTTTTCACATAATTCAACACTGCATTTTCTTGTCGATCCAGATATTTTCAACTCGTATTTTTGATAGTGCTTATCACAATACCCTTTTGCTTCGTGCTTGTTTTCACACCCCATCATTCTGCATTTTTTAATTGCTTTTTTTGGTAAATCAAAACTTTTATACACTCTCATTCTGCTTGAGTGCGCACCGCAATATCTACTTCTTCCACTCCTCTTCTTAAAGCAAACCACCCCGCCCCGCTCAATCGCTTGGCATAAATCCGAATGTATATCTTGCCGGATGTTATTTATTGACTCTTCTAGTGTGTGCACGTCTGTGGTTTCAACTTCACTCATGGTACACTCTACCCCGTAACTGGATTAAAAATTGCCGCGCATCATGGGACCTAAACCCTGCGCGGCTTCCCTCTAATTATACCACACTACGTTAAAAAAAACATCATATCAAACACTCATCCCCGTAATCATAGCGGTTCTTGCGATCTTGGCTTTCTCGTATTCCGCCACTCTTTTTGCGTGCGCTCGGTCTTGGTCTTCGGGGTTGACCTTGGGGTTGACCTTGCCACTATTAACGGGGTTAGGGGGTTGACCTTTAGCACCAATCGGCGTTTCAAAGCCCTTTTTGATAATCTTTATTAGCCCGTTAATCTTCTGTACATTCGTGTATTTCTTTGTGCCTTGAATTTCTAGGTGAAATTTACAAGCCATCAAAAACTGTTGATCGGTTCTTGTGTCTGAATCAAGCTTTGCGGATAAAAGGGTTTTGTCTGTTGACGTTGAAATTACCACACTACTACTACTACTCAAATTTTCATCAGTAGTAGTGTGTGTTTCAGTATCTGTATAAGTATCTGGTATAGGTGGTACGTAATCCGTACGATCCATTGTACGGATTACGTCTAATCCATTAGACGAATTACGTACAATGGTTCTGGCATTGGGTTGCAGGCATGCTATGTCTAAATTTAAATCAAAAAGTATATTATCTGACAATGAATACCACGATGTTCTATCGTATCTCTTTTTATTAAAGTTGCCTTTAATTAGTGCATTTTGTTTGATGCAACTTGCTATAATATCCTTTATTAATCTTGGTTTAAAATATGGGAAATATGCAGCGTAAAACTCTGGGGTTCCGTATGTCCAATAACGATACTCATGAAAGTTTTTATTTTTGGCGGCGTTAGTTCTAGTCCAGAAAATAATCGTATTTAAAAATATAGCTTCATTTATTCCGTATTTTTCTGCTATGAAAGGGTTAAATGTATGGTCGCTCATGGTATGATTACTCCGTATCGTTCGTTACACATCCAATGGCACAAAGGCTAGTACCTGTTGTGCCAATCATCATATTAAAACTCTTTGATTTTTTAGTACGCATGTTATATACTTGTCCTGTATTCTGATTCGATACATAAGCCTAACTTTCCGTCAAAGCAAGTTAGGCAATCCTTTTTACTCTCGTATTATACAATTAGTCCGATGAAAAATCAAAAACTGCAATAGCTCGGCATCTGCAATTTACAGGAACCCCAACATACCCTAAATCACGTTCCGGCACGCC